CTGAAAATTTATATGTGAATTGCTCTGATTCACCATGCTCTGTTGTTGTGTAATAAATCTGCCCTTGCCATGCACCTTGAGAACGTATGGCTGTTCGCTCAACATCAATAACAATAAAGCGTTGAATGTCACCTTCAATTATTAAATTATTAGGCGAACGGATAACCGGATCAGCGCCCGTCGCAGCAACGGTCATTCCTGAATTTGAATTCGTTAAAGTCGCTGCTGATCCCGTCCAATTAAGAATTGAGTTGTTTGTTTCAAAATCATATTTAAGTTGAATGAATCCTGCATCAACTGTAAATCCTGGAGTTGTAAAGACACTTTCAAAAGCATTAATGTTTCTCGTATCTCCGCACATGCTAATCCCAGCCATGAACGGCGCCCATTCACGAATATCAATTCTGTATCCAATACGAGCAGCCTGCTCAATAAAGAACTCGCGAGACTGCGCGCCAATCATTGTCATCTTATGAACGAGAGCAACTTGTCGATCGTAAATAGTCTGAGGCTCAGCCAAACATTTATCAGGCAAGCCAAACGCACGTTCCCAATCTGGTAGTAGAATAACAGTCGTGCGCGGATCACTCTCACGGACGAGAAGCAGCTCAGCTAATTGCTCAACACAACTTCCCCAAATCGCAGAAAGACCTGATACAACTTTCTGCATAATTCGTTCTGGCTCTCTCGGCCAAGCCAAGCCAGTCGGAAGCAGGTCATTAAATGCACCCCAGTAATCATCTGCGAACCGACGATGATACCGATCTCCCTCATAATGCTTCGGAATTGTTTTGTATGGAATAAATGCCTTTGCAGAAAGTTTGCTTTGGCCTCCTAATATAGCCTCGCCCGCCCAACGCGTCGGCACCCATTCATGCGGATTAAAAATTGCGCCAGCTGCGAGAACAGCTGTTATGTTAATAGGCTTTGCAACAAACCGACCGTTCAAAACTGATGAAATATCAATTTGAGCTTTGTTTGTTTTAAAACGAACGCCAGCAACTAATGGATTAAATGTCGACGACAAAGCGAGACTTGCAGTAGCATTTAGTGTATTGCCACGTGTCGCAGTATCTCCGTCTGTCGCTGCCCAAAAAGCAGAGACGAGAGGTAGAAAACTATTCTGTCTTGCACGAATACCAAATCGGCCAGTTGGATAAGTATCATCAACCGCAGTGATTTGGAATGCACCCGGTTCAGAGGTGCCAACCTGCCAAAGCTTAATAGAGATTGTTGAACCGACTGCACGCAACCGCGCCCAGTACCAAGTATTTATACTCCAGGAGCCAATTCCGGTCCCTATGATAGTGGCATTTCCACCATCAGTTCTCTGGAGACGAACACTTGTTCCTGATGAACCATTGCCTACAAAATTTAAATTATAACCAGAATCAGATGAGTCCTGCGATCTAACTTGAGGGCCACCACCCAAATTACCATTGGGCACAGAGCCAGTCATTTTAAACAAACAGAGAACTTCACTATCGTCTTGAACGCCACCAGCGTCCCACGTAAGATCAGTTGTAGAAACTAGACTTGAAAATTGTATCGCACGATCTGAATATTCTGTTTCTGTATTGCTAACAACAGCAAGACTAGTGTTGCCAACCTGCTTAGTCCAACCTACTGGAGTCCCACTTTGTATGGGGAGGCCAGCACCAATGCCGTTGCCTAACTGTGCCATGTTATTTACGACTCATATGTAATCGTACCGATCACGGCGATGTGACCGGCTGATGGCATTGAATGATCGTTAAACGCTAGATTGAAGTGTCCTTCATCCTCCAGTGCAGAAAGTATTGCTTCGTTGACCCAAGCTTCATATATCGTTTGTGCTGGCTGCATAACGCCATTGATAGCTCTCGCAGGATGAGCCCGATCACGAAGCATTTGCTTTACACTATCATAAATATTCTGAATTGTCGATGCATCTGACTCACTCAAATTAGCTATCGCAAAATCAATTGGCTCAGGAATAGGAGATACAACAAAGAAGTCCTTAACGGCAACAGGACGCTTTTCATTTAAATAAGTCGTAACCGTAGAAACATCAATATCAGTCGGAAACCCATCCGTCAATGGATCATTTGTTGCACGAAGATCATCCATCATAAACCGAACCGTAACCGTACCCATTCCCATTTCGAGTGGCGCACTCCAAGCCCGCGTTACGCCAGGAACCTGGAGTGCCCATGCAACATAGTCCTCGCTATCCCCACCCATCGGTGGTTCACGAATACGCTCTAGAACACGCACTCGTAACTCATCATCTGTTTCCTGATCGACACCTCCTATCATAGTTACAATTGTAACTAGATTATCAACGCCAGTAACAGGAACAGTCAGCGATATCGTATCGCCTGGATTAAGATTTCCATCCTTGCCAGCATCAACTGCTCGAACAAGAACTTCTGTTGGAGTTGCTCCGATTGTAGCCTGACCTATTGTCTCATATCTTATCGTATCACTCGCTATACGCGTTCCAAGCGGAACAACTGAATCAATAATTCCAGTCATAAGAACACTCCCTTGCGCTAAGGTAGCAACCTTACGACCAGTTGTGAAATCTGAATTCGTCAGCCAGATATCACCATGCCTATCGAGCCATTCCGTCTCAGCCGTATCTGGCAAAAGCTGAAGAGATAACCAGTTAATAAATCGAAGAACAAGATGCGCCATTGCAGCTGTCGCATCTGCCATAACACGGAGGACTGAATTACCGATAAACGAAGCACCAGCAAGCCTGCTCGTGATTTCGCCACGGACCAACTCTCTGGTCTCTTTCAGTGTAGGAGTAATCCAAGGCACTTAAGCCTCCTATTCATACGACACTGGATGGCCGTATATTGCTACAATTTGCTCAACCTTTGGATGACCACCGTTAGCTTCGATAAGGTCTTCTGGCTCTACAATTCTAATTTCATATTTCTGTTTCACATGTCGTAATGTCAAGGTCCGCAGGAACTCCAAACCGTTCGCATCTAAATCAATTGAAGGTCCATACTTTACGATTTCATAGCCACCAAGATAATAAGCAGATTTAACGTACTGAACAAAACCAGCACGAGCAACCATCCTCTCAAACTTATTCATGAAGATAGGAAGCACATCACGCCTCTCTTATTTCGCTCCACAAATCCTGAAACTTCAACTCTATTTCTTCACGAGGGCCGCGATAGATTTTAACAGTAACGTCAATTCTATGAAGTTGAGTTTGTGTCGCATCAGATAAGATACGTTCAGCAACTACATCGATCGCCGTACAAACACCCTTGTCAATCAATGGCTGTAATGCTAGTCTTGTATACTCTTCCGCTCTAACGACAGTGGCTCCTTCCGATGCACCTGGACCCAATATCTTCGCGCGAGAAAGAAGCCAGTTCCTGCAACCAATCGGCCAACCGTCCCAAATTTCTTCCGCATCAAGATCGCCCCACCAGCCACGTCGATCATTGCTATCTGGATCAGGCAATATCTCTCGAATGCCTGCTCGTCTATCAGTTAGCAATGCTACCTTAACGACGTTCGCGAGGACTTCGCTCTCATCAAGAAGTCCCTCGCTATTCATAAACCAATCATCCCATACGCCTTCAATGCTGGCGTTGTTTACAATATGGATGTCTGTGATGTTCGTAGGCATTGTGTTACTCACTCAGGACGCGAATATCACGCGTGAAGAAAACTGGGTTGATTATCTTATTCTCATCGATCAGCTCAACAAAGCGACCGCCATCTCCATAGAAGTAATTAGAAAGTGAGAGTGCAGAACGAACTTTTGGCATTGTGTAATTGACAATCTGCGGGAGCTTTCTTTCTGTGACAGCGAGATGCTGAACAAGTATCGCAGCCAACTTTGTCATAGCCTGATAATCCATACCATCCATCAATTCAGATACTTCTAATTTTAATGCATCAATAACCTTATTCATCCGTATCATCATAGCTTCAACATCTGTACGACTAATAAAAACCATCTTTGAAATCAACGTACATTGCTCAACAAAACTAAAAAGCATTCCCGATAGTTTCGCTGCTTTACCAAAATCAAAAAGAGGTTGCTCAGCAATCATCGCCTCCCGAACACCGTCCATCGTATCGAGCGTTGCTCCAGCAATCCTAGCCTGCTCAAAACAATTAAATAATTCTGTCCCTATCGTAAAGCTTTCAACCAACTCAACTTCATTTGCCTGAAAATTTCCAATGACACGCCGCATCTCAACGCCAGTCGTACCACGCGCTGGAATTCCCTTTTGAACTGCAACCAGCATATTGTCTATGATCGCAAGAGCCTCTTTCAATTCTTTTCGAAAGATCATTTTATCCCCCGAATGTTATGCCAGAAACAAAGCGTTGGGCTGCATTATTAAGCGTCGATACGCCAGCTGCGCCAGTCGCTCCCGCTTGATTAGATAGAGCCAATCCTGTATTCTGAGTTGGAGTATTTCCAACAACGCCAAGCTCGACAAAACTCATTTCAAAAGAACAATAACCACCGCGCTCTCTGTGCTCAGTAACCGAAAACCTTTCACAGACACACTGTAAGGGTTTCGTCGGTAAGTAAGGATCAACAAGAGTTCCAGCCTCAGACCGTTCCAGAACATTCAAAAGTTGCTCTTTCTCAAGATGATAATTCGGACCAATACAATATCCAGTTACTTGATAACGTATGGCATGCCGACCCATAATCTCAGCATAAGGAAGATTGCGCTTAGGATACTCATGTACAACAACGCGCATACCACTAGAACGAGATTGCTGTTCGACATGAAAGGTTGCACCTGCGAACGACGCTGGTCGTAATCTTTTACGCCACGTTGCGAGCGGATTTGCATCTTGAATTGTTCCCATTACAGCTTACTCGCATCTGTCCAAAGTTGATCGAGTTGTTCGCTTGTCCATCCTAATGCTTGGCCGAAAGCAAGTGTAAGAGGATGCTGTCTTTGAAATTCAACTGCACCCGAAAGAAGCATCTTAGCAGAAAACTGTTGTTCAGTCGGAAGAACATCAACAAGAGCCTGAAGCGCTGGAGGAATTGTTCCAGTCATAACAGCAGCAAGTGCATCATCTTCTGTAATAAGTTGCAGAACTGCAAGTTGTTGATAAAATTGCCTATCTGAAATTATTTTTGGAACTTCAGAAATGATTATCAGTTCAGGCTTTTGAAAATGCCCATCTACATAAATATCACCTATATCTCCGGTATCAGTAACAACACCAAAGAAACTATCCGGTGGCTGCCATCTAGTATCTTCTGGCGTCCAATCGTTTGGGAGTTCAACGACATTGGCAACATAATTCTCTAAAGCGACAACATCTTTTGCCGGTCGTTGACCTATTATTGCAACTCTCATGAGAACTCCAAAATCCAAGCTGCTCCTGGTCGACCTGTCTGACCACCACCACCCTGCGAACTACCTGAAGCACCGGCACCAAACGCACCGCCCTGACCACCCCAGAATGAAGACCCTCCAACACCACCATTAGCGGTTAAACCATTAGAACCATTGCCACCTGAAATTGGTAGTTGACCAGTTGCACCGCCACCACTTCCTCCGCCGCTTGTGCTATCAAGCGCAGTATCGCTCGATCCCCCACCGCCATTTCCAGATATCCCCAATCCTGCTATTGACGATTGTCCTCCGCCATTATGCGCTGTCCCTCCTGAACCAATTGTAACAGATGCAGAGATAACAGCAGAAATATCTAAAACTGATATAGCAGTTCCACCTGCTCCTGCACCGCCAGAGCCGCTTTGAGAACCGTTTGTATTTCCACTACCTCCACCGCCACCCGTTACAAAGAAAATGCCTGTTTTAGACTTAGTATCTTTCGTCCAGGTTGTTGAGCTTGTAAAAAAAGTACTCTTAATCAATCTTCCATTTTGAGGTGGCAGTGTCGTCGCATATGTAATTGTTACGGAAGGAGGATTAGCGAAATCAACAATGCTATCGTTGTTCGATGATGCTAAAACAACAATTCTCTTAAATGTATCAGTCGCAGAATTATAAATTCCATCTCCACTTTCATAATTATTTCCGTCTGTCGCTATATAATTATAAAAAATTCCATCTATTATTCCTGTGTTCTCAGGAAGAGTAAATCCATCAATTGGCGATCCAACTACAAACGAGCCTGTCCCTGCATTTGCTGCTACAAATCGACAGTCTCTTAAAATAAGAACTGGACCTGTAGGATTAAATGCAGGGTTAGCCCTTAAATTGGATATCAGACCAATAATAGATGAGGCATTAATAATTGACATTTGTTACGCCAACTTCACGAATGTCTTCTTGTATCGAGTTGAATCAGTTTCACCGATCGGTGGGTTCTCATCCTTCTCATCAAGACCTAGAAATGTTTTGCCGACAGTCTCAAACCGTTCCTCAACCTGATTGCTGTGCTTCTTAGATGTTTGGGATATGGTCTCTGAAAAATTATGCTCCATATCCTTCCCATTAAAATTCCACTTCGAAGCTCCTTTATCATAGTATCCAAACACTTGGTCTCCAGCCCTGAATTCAATTCGATCTTTGGTGCATCGAACTTCACAATTGACACTATCGCCTTCATGTTTGTGATCAGGCACTTCCTCGCCCTTTTTCAATTCGCGTTTCTGCTTCTCAACATTAACGTGCCGCAAAGAAGCATAACGTTCCTTTTCCTGCGCACCCTTAACTGCTGTTGGATTATTGTTAGCAATAAGATGAGCCCCATCATCTGAAATATAGACCTTCATCTCTGTGCCAGCAGCATGATATGTCGCTGAGTCACCTTCTTTTAATTTGTAAGGGCGAACACGTCGATCATCAACGAGTGCGACAGGATGAGAATTCGATCCATTCATATAGAGCATGAGAGCTTCAGCTGCTTTTCCTTTCGGCTGGTTCTTGCCGAACTCTCCACCGCCATTCTGTCCTGAGCCACCACCACTTTGTCCCTGCTGCCCTTGTTGCCCTTGCTGTCCTTGGTTCTCATCTTCAAACTGCTTCAGCGGATGGGCAGTAAATCCCACCATTTGAAACCGTTCAAGAGAGGCGCCCTCATTGCTCATTGTTTCAGAATGAAAGCCATCCGCTTTCTTTATCTCCTGAACAAGATGATCATCATCGAACTCACGAACTGTCGCACGGCTCGAACTCCTCCGAGCCATTCCATTCGCCCTCGCTAATGTCGTCCGATCCATAAAACCACTCCTTATATTCGGCCGCCTTGTGGTACTGGCGCCCATGCTCTCTTGTTACAAAGCTCAAGAACTGTTCGAGTACCGGAATTATTATCTTGTGAAAATGTTACGCTCTTAGCCTGCAAAGCTAAACTTCCGTCCATAACAAGCATCGGAGAAATAACACTTACAAACTGACTTCTTTGCCACAGACTTCCGCCAGGCTTTAACCAACCTTGAACAGTCGCAAAGATAGTAACCTGATCCCTATTCTGCCACTGTCGGTCCATATCGCCGCGAGCCTGCAGCATGTCCTCAGAGAAAGCCGGCATCTCGAAT